AGATGCAGAAGGAATTTCGGCTGGGATTCCCAGGGGGGCACTCTGAAGTGTCGGCCCTTGATTGAAAGCTGCATAAGGAGCGGCAGAAGCACCCGCAAACGCATTACCAGGAAGAGCAGAAAGATCCAGTCCTTGAGCAACTTGTCCAGACTCGTAAGAAGCAGGGGAAACAGGCGGTGTTGTACCCAGGGGAGAACTTGTATCAAAGGGTAGATTTAGAGGAGAACCCATCGAACCTGTACCTTGCAGGCGCTGGATAGCCTCATATCCTGATTGACCAGGCTTTACCTTTTCAGCAAGCTTGCCATATTTTTTAGCCCAGATCTGCATGCCAATATCTTCTGCAGACTGAACTTGTTCAGGTGTAGCACCAGGGGCTACTGCTGCCTTGCGTGCATTTTCATAACGTTGTAATTCTGGATCTTGCGCAGTTAGTTGTGCGACACGAGATTTCTCTGTTTGATACGCACGTTCTGCTGCAGGGGAGCCAGGACCACCTCCAGTAAAAAGAGGAGAAACCGCAGATGCACTCCGACGTAAATCCCCACTTGTAACTGGTTTACTTGGGTCAAAACCAGGGGGGTTGTACTGTCTTAAAGGTGACTGCTGACGCCCAAGTCCTGTAAGAGCAGTAAACGCACCGGGAATATCTCCTTGGCTCAGCCTATCCTTTAAGAGTACACCTTGTGGTGATCTCAGATAATTACCTGCAGCCTCGGCAACATAGGGAGCGGCAATTGCACCGGCTTTTAAGAATAATCCTTGCGGAGTGAAGCCCATGCCTAACCTAATGTTAGCTGCTGTGCTAGCTGCGCGAGCAGCCGGAATTGCAGCACGTGCAGCAAGACGTTGGCGAGCAATGCTACCTGCGTCACGGCCTCGTGCATTAGCAGCGTTTAAAAAATCAAACCAAGCCATTACCTACAAACCTCTCTTAAGTAAATACGTGAACCTACAGCCGTATCAGCTGGACCTGGAAGCGCCTGAATGAACTCAGCACCAGACCGCTCGTAACGGTAACGAGCTTGGAATGGATCTTTGTAGTTTGGTACGTACAAGATGCCAGCCAAACGGTTTGTTTCGTAGAGGTAAATCTCGTCCCAAACCTTTAACGCTTCTTTTGCATTACTGGATCGAATCGTACGATCGACGTCACCAGCAATACTTTCAAGGCGTGTAGAAGGCGAAGTTGCAACTTCAGTTTTCTTTTCAGCAGTGTCACAACGACCAAGCTGAATAGCAATCTTATCGTAAAAGTAAGAATCAGGGACTGTATTCATTGCTTCTTCCAGGCGTGCGTAATCACCCGCTGGAACAGAAACAACAAAATAACCGAGATGATACCTCACTCTACTTTTATCGAAGTCGCTTAACTGCACTTGCGATACCCGGTGTGTTTATATTATAGAAGGAAGAAATCAAACGGTTTCAAACATGGAAGGGTTAAGGATGACATCTTCGTAAGGAGAGTCGAGCAACTCTGCATACCTGGAAAGAAAAGAAGAAGGGCGAGGTGTTGAGAGTCCCCTGGAAATAGCTGAAGAAACTAATCCTTCTATCAACGTTGGTTGTTTATCTTCTTTCTTTGTAGTAAATAATTCTTGAAGTAAATTCATCACAGCTTTCTCATTTGAATCAGACGAAGTGCTAGGTGCAGATTGTGGAGAAGCAGCAATTGCTGCTGGCTGCCCCAATGATTTCATGTGACCAAAACCAATTTCATATTTGTTATCTGGTGTTTTAAAAGTTGCTAGATTGCCATAACCACCTTGATTACTTTTTGGTACATAAGTACCAGCGCCTTCAAAATAAACAGGAGTACCTTCAGGTAGCGCCCAATCCTCTCCTCTGTGGAATGTACTTGCACCACTGGTAGGTGCAGAGCGAGGACCGTAACTGGAGGTAACTGCAATTCCTGCATTTGGGTTGAAGTTATAACGGCCTTCTTTGTCTTTTAGTAATGCAGGAACTCTATTTTGACCAATGCGTACACCTGCAAGTACGGAACGTAAAGTCGCTGGATTTATGTATTGATTTGTAGCAAGATCTTTAACATAGACATGTTTATGTGGGCCAGTGGAAACACCGGTAGAACCAACTTGACCTAAATATGTAATACCTGCCATGTTTTTAGTTCAGTATTTTAATTCTAAAATAAAAACCCCTGGGGTTCCAGGGGCGTCATGCACTTTAGATTAAACCCTGATCAAATCTGCAGCAAGAACAGATTCCCAGTCTACGCGCTTGATTTGTCTTAGCTGCTCCAAGTTATTAAACTTCTCACCCGATAGAGACATCTGAAGGTCTTTGATTTCTCGGGCAGTTTTCAGGCCAATTCCCTTAATATGATCCGCGATCATCTGAGGGGTGGCTGTGTTGATGTTCAAGCGTGTTTCAGGAGGAAAAGTGCGAGGCTCTTCCTTTGCTGCTTTATCTTTAACTTGAAGCGTTTGTACCTTTTTGGTCGCTGCTTCATCTGGAGTGAGTTCATGTTTGTAAGCAGTGTAAAGACGACCGTCCTGATCTTCGACCATGAACCATTCGCCGTTATCCCACTCACTAACAACTTTGACGCGTGCGCCTGTCTTTTTGTGCTGATAAAGCATAAGGACCAGAATTACTCTGGTCCTAGTTTAACCCAATCAGCTAACAGTGCGGAAAGCAAGATAACCATCGATATCTTCGTAGCCAGGAGCAACATCCGGTTGGATGTAGCAAACTTCCACGACAAGATAACCAGTGCGACCACCGCTGGCATCACCACTGGAGATGTAGAAACCACCAGAAGTTGTGGTGGAGTTCGCGGTCTCCTTAGCAAACACCCTGAGCGTAGTGGCTGCAGTGGCAGAGTAGTAGGCATTACCAGCCGTTGGGCCAAGAGCACCGGAGTTGGTAATGAAGGGGTTAGTGCCGTAACCTGCGGTACCAGCAGCGAAGAAGATTTCGCCAGCTTGTGTACCAGAGGTGGTAGAAGTCAGGTTGGCTTGAATCACACCTTCGCCCACACCAGAAGCAGCAACAGGGCTGCCACCGTTGTCACGACCAAAGGAGATCACGTTACCGGTAGCAGCATAAATACCGGAGGCAACGCGACCGTCACCCCAGCCAGAAGCAACGGAGATGGTGGTGCGATAGACAAAAGCAGGCAGTGTGCTGCTACCAGAGATCACCATGCCGGTGATGTCTGTACGTGTGTCATCCGCGTGATACGGAGATGGAATGATCACACTGGCAGCAGCAACAGGACCCGAACCGGAAGTAGCGGTGACGGGAACAAAACCACGCTGCTGGAAGTACCGATAGCCTGGCACGGCAAGGACGGAGGTAGGACCGCCTTTAGAACCATCGTTGGTACCGCTGTCATCGGTATCGATATTCCGGTACCAGCCGTTGAGTGGTTCAGCCCAGTTACCTGGGTAGATTTTCTTAGCAGACAAATAAGTCATTTATTTTTCCTTAGGTAGGGTTATTGGTTAACGATCAGACGGTACCGTCGTCGGCAACGAAGCTATACGCAGTGGTAACAAAATCCTTATTCAGGATTTCAAAACCAGCGTAAAGTTGCCAAATCAGGATGATAAAACGGCTGAAATCGTCGTTGTTGTTGATGAGGACTTGAGCATTGGGACCACCGATGCCAACGCCGATTGCCTGAGGACCAAAGAAGTAGCCCTGAGCAACTTCACGGGAAGCATAGGTATCACCACCACCCAGGTTAAAGGTAGCATTGATGTTCTTGGTCGGGAAGTTGGTCGACTCAAAGAACTTCACGCCTTCAAACTGGACGCCAGTAGGCATCACCGGTTCACCAGCCTGGAAGTAAGCTTGACCTGCCTGAGGACCTTGGAAGAAGCTGGCGTTATTAGGCAGCATGGGATTACCCATGTACATGCCTTGGCCTGGAGTACCAGCGTAACGAGCGATCTCACGGAAGTCAGGATCACGACGCAGATGCATCATGAAAGTAGGATCGCAGATGCAACGATACAGACCATCACCAAAGGTGGGGACGTTACGCTTGCGCAGATCCTTAACAACAGTCAGCAGGTCAGTACGCACCTGGAACTGTTGGACTTCATTGCCGTATTCAGTAGCAGTGTAGGCGATACGACCAGAGGCGTCCTTGATTTTGGCACCAGGGAAGTAGTAACCACCTTGAGTTGTGGAAGCGGCACCGTTGGCTTCAGCTTTGGCAAGTTCGTCGATAAAGACACGGTCGCGCCACCGGCGGTAGTCGTCCAGCAGAGTCAGGCTACTAATCGACTGGTGGAACATATTGAGGTTCCCAGTGTCCAGCAGCAGGCGCTGGGCAGTAACCAGAGTTTCGCGAGCAATCTTGAATGTGCTGGGCTGAGTCGGATCGCCCGGATCGGCAGGGCCAGTGTACTCCTTCAGCACCACCAGAACTTTTTCTTTGGTGATGTTACGGCTGTTAGCTGTACCGATTGTCTGATCAGCAATACGCTCACGGCTGTCCTTGGTGCCAGGGGTACCCCAGAACTTATAGCGGTCTAACTGAACAGTTTGGCCTGGTTGGCGAGTGAAATCATGAACAACAACCGGCTCAACCGCCATCTCGGCAATGTAAGCAGGATGGGGCCGATAGAGTTCGGCACCTAAGATTTTTGGAAAATCGTTATCAATGAACACTTTAGTTTATCCTCCAGTGTCGCAGGAAGTGTTTTTATCGGGTGAAAGATTCAGACATTATTATGTCTTATCTAACACAAATTTTAGCAGCCGGTAATTTATTTATCACCGGTACTGCATCGTTGGTGCTTTATATTGTGCACCAGGGGAATTACTAGAGCCGTAAGCTTCAGGATCAACAACGCCACCCTGCATAAAACCTGGTACACCCATGGAGCCAGGAATGGCACCAAGTGCTACACCACCAAGTCCGGCAGCGGCCGCAGAAGCCGGAACTAAAGCAGCCCCGAGTCCTTTGCCAATGTTACGTTGAACACCTTGACTTGGGAAAGGAATACCAGCAGAGACCCCAGCTAATGGACTGCCGAATAAACGAGTATCGACAGCAGAAGTAACGTCTGCGGCAATATTTAAACCCTTGCGACGCAGGCTTTCTTCTGGAAGATCACGAGCTACGTCACCGATTTTGTTGCCAAGCTGAGTAACTCGCTTTTGTGCCGAAGCAATTAAAGCGGGATTATATTTACCAGCAAGTGCGCGAGCCCCGAGTAAACCGGCTGCGCCACCAAGGCCACCAGCGGCGCCTGCAAGGACTGCAGAGCCTGGATCCTCATTTGCCTGAGAAAGGGCATACCCACCCGTGGCTAAACCAGCGGCAATGGGTACGCCATATTTAAGAGTGCCACGCATGGCTTCACTCCATCACAAGAAGTTTATTAGCAACAACTTGAGGCTGGGCTTGATTCAGAACGCGCCAGGCATTCTGTGGATCACGATTCATGATTTCACTGAATGTGCCCCAGAAGTTCTCGGGTTGTTGAGGTGCGGTAGCAGCAGGAGGTGCAGGGAAATTGGCAATCTGCGGCTGTTGAACAGCTTGGGTTGGATAACCACGAGTCTCAAGTTGAGCTTCGTTTTCGTACACAGGATACGGGCCTTCCGGACCAAAGAACTTCAGCGTGTAATCACTGAGAATATCTGGGTTGGTGAGGATTTCGTTGTACGCCAGGTTTTCCTGATGTTCGTTAACGGCGAAATTGGCGTAGCCCTGGATGACATTAGCTGCGCGATTTCCCCACTCGACGGCGCTGTCCAGCATCGCCTCCAGCTGGAGGGCGTACTCGTTCAGCACTGCCGGAGCTTCGATCCCGAACGCGTCCACCACTTGGCGGCTGTCCTGACTCATCCCCACGTAATCCGCGATTTCCTCCAAGGATGGAGTCGAGGAGGTTTGGGAATAGTTGGGCGAGTAATCCTGGTTGGGAGACCAAGTCTGCGGAGCCGATGGTTGCGTAGCTGGGCTGCTGGGCAGGCCGTAATTGGCCGGGGTAAACTGACTCGGCGCTGTCGATGGTTGACCCTGGAACGGGGATGGGACTGGTGCGCTCAGCAGGTTCACCACCTTGTTGAACGCCGATTCCCATGGGTTGCTGGACGGCGCCTCCGATGGGGATTGGGGGGCGTACTGAATAGGGCTGGATTGGTAGCTGGGGGCCGCCTGAGGTACCGCTTGGGGGTAACTGGTACCCACCTGATAAGCCACCGGAGCCTGCTGCACCGGTGCCGCCTGGTAGCTTGGGGCTGGTGCCACGTAGCTGCTCGGAGCGACGGCCGCTGGTACTTGGCTCGTCTGTGGGATCGATTGGACGGTAGCGTCCTGCATAACTCATCTCCTTTTGTAGAGCTTCTAAAGTGCGATACAGATATGGTGTCAAATCCAATCGCGGATCCGCAGCCATCGGTAAATCTGGTGACTGCGGGTGGGGAGTCTGCATCATTCCCCCCACAAGGCGAGCGAATTGAGAATATGCACTCTGCAATTCATTCACCATCCTGAACGGGAACCCCGATAGCATCGCGGCCCGCTCCTCATCCGTTTTAGACGGGAAGAGGTATTTCAGTGCTTCAATGCTATCAACACCTAATTCCTGAAGGTTTCGTACAACAATGGAGTTGTTGAGAATATCCTGCGTAGATTCTTCATACACAGGACCAAGCCAACGCCATAAACAAGTAACATCACCATCAGGAATTAAACCGAGCACACCTGGAGGTATTTGCTCAGTTTTTAAGCAAGCCATCATCAATTGTTTAACTTGATCATTGAAGGCGTTAAGTGCTTCTTCATACATCCTAACTTCTTCATCAGAAGCACCTTCTGGAAGTTCCAGGGGTTTCTCCAAACCTGCACCAGCAGCTAAGGTTTCCCTGAATAAACGCTCTTCTTGATAAATGATTAACTCAAGACAACGACAGATGCCATACGAATAAATAGCATTTGCTTTTTTCTTGGATGTTGCGGCAACACGACCAAAGAGTGATTTATATTCTGTTGCAGTAACACCAGCAGAAATAGAAAGCTCATCAACACCACCTAATGCAGTGCGAATCTCTTCTCGATATTGACGAGCAAAAGAGTTTTGGTCACCAGTAATTGCATCGGGAACAATATAACCAACTCGGTCATTTGGTTCCAGGTTTGCAATAACACGTGGCACACGAATCTGACCATCCATTCCTCGTGATACCGGATCCGACTTAAACCGGGATTGCGATAACGGAGAAGGACCAGCAAAACCTGAATTTGCTGCAATAGAAGGACGTTGAACAACAGCGTCGCCACCTGCTTCCATCAGGTCTGTCTTCGGCCTGGAGGAAAGAAGAGTTGGATTACCAAAGAACTGTACGTTCTTGCGCATGGTGCGAACCATTTCGTCATGCGTACAGATATGGTTAGCTAATGCATCAAACTCGCCCGTGCCTTCTGTTGAAAATCCCTTAGGGTTATTGAAGATCTCAACACAAGGAATAAAACCTAAAGTATTGCGGAATGTCTTGGTTCTACCTTGAATGCTTTGGTAATTTGTATCAAAAGAAATCTCACCTTCTGAGTGGACTTCCTCAATAGTTTTTCGTTTGATAGAAAGCCTGATATATCGCCTGCTACCTTGTTGTGAACCAAGTTGACCCGTAAGGTTTGAATCGCCAAGATCCTGCTGGTAACCAAAGCCCTTTCTTACCTTATAGCTGTAGATGATTACAACTTCATCAAGCTCGCCATCAATGTTGTAAAAGCTACGATATTCATGCTTACGAAAATAATACAGACGATAATTGTTTTGCGTTGGGCGAACGTAAAAAATTCCTTGGCCATCACACAGAAAGTAATCCCAAATAGAATCTAAGCGAGTATCAATCTGATTGTATTTGAGTACGCGATCAATAAAGTCTTTGCGTTGATTACCGAAGTTATCTTGAGAAGGGAAAAACTCAACACCCTGGCGGATGCCAAATAACTTCATCTGAGCAAGATGAGAGGCGACAACCCCTGTATCGATCATGGTTGTCCCATCTTTTTCAAGATAGGAGTCGATGATTTCTTTAAGTCGGGTTCTAGCGTCTCCAGACATTATGAATACCGTTTAACAGATGATAGCAAAGTTGAACTCAACTTAAACCCTTATTTTTTATTTTACTCTTCTATGACCTCGTAGCGATGGTCGTTGACCTTGGAAAGGACAATACCTCCAAATTTAAAACTCCAATCAAGGACATCGCCTTCTTCCCAGCCAAGCTCTTCAATCAGTTCATCAGGAAACACAAGGAAGAGATCTCCGTTCTCGTCCTCTTGAACTTCAAGGATGCCGCTCATTTTGAAAAAAGTCTCTCCATTAGCTTATCAAGTTTATTATTGATTTGCCTAAAATTTTCATGCATATCTTGGATTTCCCGAAGGAAATCCACTTTTAACACATAATCCAAAGGCATTCGATTTATTTGATTTTCCAAGGCATCAATTCTATTTTTTTGTTCAATGGTGTATTTAGTTGTTTCCTCAATCCGTTCCTTGTGGCGTACCATGATTCTAGTCATGGCCCAGCTTCCCCCACTGAAGGAAGACAAAACGACGGCAACAACAACGCCTAAGTATTCGGGTCCCACTGAAGTAAGTATTTTCTTTAATTCTAAGTTTAGTAATCAAGATGAAGTTGACCTTTTCGCGCCAGTCCTGTAACCAACCAAACGAGAGCATCAACGCAATCGTCATGACTACTAACCCCAAAGTTAGTAAGCTCTTCAAATAAGGTTGTGAAATTACGATATCGGTTGAAGATAATTTTGCGATCTTCAAACATACCCATAATTCCACGGAATCGTGCCAATTTATCTGCACGGAAACCTTTGACAGGATGCCAGATTAAGTTATAGAGAGATTCGTTATTCAGGCAGACCCTCTTAAAGTCTGCCTCAAGAGACGCTTGATACTGGACCGCTTCCGACCAGATGTCACAAGTTGAATGAGTCGGAAAGTAATTGCCATTATCATCACGACCGAGAATAGACCAATCATTTAACAATTCTTTAAGAGCGTCAAGCTTTTCAAGGTTACCCATGACGCGCATGCGCCTGTAATCAATGATGTGGATTCGATCACCGATGCGTCCACCGAGAATCATGACGGTGTAATCATTCTTCTCTTTAGTCCCAGCTGAGAGGTCCACGCCAATTCCCAAGGTGTCAAACTCAGTTGAAATCTCTGCTTTAACAAGAAGCTCAGGAGCAAGAGAAAGTTCATTCTGGCGAACGATCTGATTCATGTACTGGAACGAAAAAGCAATAGGTGCTTGTCGTTTCTTTTCCTTCAGATAGTCCAATGACCACATCTCGGGCCAGTAAGATTTCTCTTCTCCTGTTACTGGATCGTTATGAATGGCAGAAAGAACAATCTGACGCCAATTATTTTGTTCATTAAAAGTAGTTGCGTGAATGTCGTCATGCCTAAAGCGAGTACCAAGGCAAATGGCCCTGGCTCCTTCAAACATGGTCGGCGAGATAACAGCATTCCAGTTCTCCTGCATTTGTTTGCGAATATCTGGGTTCGCAATGTCGGCAGCAGATTTGATGGCGTCATCAATCATCACAAGGTGTGAACGTTTGGAAGTCACGGAACCCTTGAGACCTGCAGCGCAAAGCGTAAACTGCTCATCACCTGTATTTTCAATACCAGCAAACTTGTAATCAATAGACCAGTATTCATTGCTGGTCACATTCTTCATCAGACGAACGTTAGGAAAAACCTCTTGATAACGTTTACTACTAATGATGCGCTTGATTGTTGCAGATTTAGAGCGTGCGATATCAACCGTATAAGAAAGGTATAAAATCTGCAGCGGCATCTTGGCTTGGGTGTGAATCCCGATTGCCCAGGCAGTAAGAAAACCAAGAACTGTGGATTTAGCTGAGCCTCGTGGACCAAGAAGATCAACATTTGGACCAGCAATGCGCAGCAGGCAGCTGCTGTCCTGGTCGGTAACGAAATGTTTATGCCATTCTTTATGGTGCTCAGCAGGCGGCTTGTTACCTACATAATCGCAAAACACACCAAAATCAGACCTCGCTTGCTGTAATGTTTCTAGGTTGCGAGGTTTACGGATTTGCTGTCGAGAAGCCGCAGCTTGTGCGTTTCGGCGATAAGCAAGATGTGTATAGGTAGGCACAATAGTTAATCAGGTATGACTGAATACTATTGCATTTTTAACTTTTCTGCTTTTGTTCTTTATATTTGCGTGCTTTATCTAAAGCTGCTTTACGTTTTTCCTTATCTGACATCTCAGAGCCATCTTCATTCTTGGCTTCTTTTTTCTTGAAGTGCTCAAGAAGTTGAGGCGGCATTTTGGACTTAGACATATTAAAAACTCACTCAGGGCCGTATCAAGAACCAAGCATGCGTTCGTAACCAGTTTGAGCAAGGTTTCGTCCCGAATACCGACCTGCGTACTGCAATTCCTTTGGAAGATCGCGATAGGGTGTACCTGACTTTAAGAGTGCTTCCCTTTGAGCATTCCTTTCTCTCAAGCGAGCAAGATAGGAAGAATTGCTACCAGGAGTGGGAGGATTATTGCTCCTGCCAATCGGACGAGAAGGTCTAGCTGCGCCCATAACTTTGTTTGAAAACTAATGTTATTTTAAAACACCTATTCGTCTAACTGAATATGTGCCCACACACTCATTGCAGCTTCTTCCAGGGGGATCTCAATTGGATCATCTTTAAACACAATGAGTAATTCGCGAATTGCGCGATCGGCTCCCGCCATAAGCAATGCTTTCTTATCCCTGGTGATTGTAAACCGCTCTAGCTGATCAATGTGCCCACGTAATTCTTTCTGCATGGAGGCAATGCGTGCAACACCAGCGTCACGTTTTACTGCGCCTGTCTCTACGTCAGCACGTAATTTACGCATATCCTCTTGCATTTCCTCAATTTCAAACAAGAGCTTTTTGCGATGGTTAGTCTTTGGATAATTATCTTGAACCCAAAGTTCGCAGGCAGAAATAGATCCCTTGTAACCAAGGAACCTAGAGTAGAGATAGATTTCTACCAGAGAGTAGTTATCGGCTGCAAAAGAACAAAATGATGCCTGGGTTGATGCATCCAGGTTGTCAACCCATCCATCAAAGAGTTCAATATCGATAAGCTCGTTGGGCCTGACCGTAATCTCTTGCTTCGTCGGACTGTCTGAACTGCTGTTGTTGTTCAGCGGAAGTGCGTTGTTCTTGTGCGCCTTTACCGATGGTTTCACGTTCTTGTTCACCAGCTGTCTCCATCTTCTTCTTTGAGAACTCGTAAGCCACGCCAGCAGCCTGACGATATTTGTCTAGATCAAACCAGTCATCAACATCGGTTTGACCGGCTGGAACACTACTGGTCATGGCTAAACAAGTATAAAGAAAAAAATCAGAAGTTGCTCATCATGGAAGCAAGACCTTGACTGTAGATGTCGCGGCGCCCCTCAAGAGATTTCTGGCGCTGTTGACGACCTTTAGAGGCTTCAAGGCGGCCGAGAAGTTGCTCAAACTTATTGATATCAAAATAGTCGTCAGTAGTTGGCTGACCGGTTGGAGTAGCTGCCATGGTAATCAGAAGTTAGACATCATTGAAGCAAGACCTTGAGCATAAATGTCGCGACGACCTTCCAGGGATTTCTGGCGCTGTTGACGACCCTTAGAAGACTCAAGGCGACCAAGGAGCTGCTCAAACTTATTGATATCAAAATAGTCGTCAGAAGCTGCGGCTTCCTGTCCGGGAGTAACTGTCATCTAGATAATGAACTCTGCATTAATTATAGCAACTTATATTCATCCCCAGAAACCAGAGACAAGGTTGGAATACAACTGTCCAGCAGCACCAATCTTAGTGACTTCTTTACTGCCTTCATTTTTAAGCTTCTGAGTTTCTTTATCAATTTCACCCTGCAAGTTAGTCAAACCTGCACTGTATAGATACTGACGGGTGTCGCGAACATTCTGAAGCTGCTCTTCAATCTCGGTTGGCGTACCAGTGAACTGATCATTGAATTTAGGTGTCTCAATACCAGTGCGCTGTTTTGTTGCGTCTGTGTAAGCAGGCAGAAGACTGCTGTCAAATTTGAAAGTACGTTGACCCGTGCGTTTGCCGCTACTATCGACAGTTTGTTTACCAAACATTGTGTCGTAGTAGTTATCAAGATAACTCTGATTATATTTATCTTGATATTCCTGACTCTTAGAGAGAGAATCCCTAAGGTCTTGAACAGAGGAATAATAACCCTGGCCAAAACGTTCAGTAGCTTTCTGCAACTCTTCTTGTGTTGCCTGGCGCCCCAGCATTTCTTCATACGCTGCGGAGATGCCTGTCTGCCTACGTTGAGGAAGCAACTCAGACGTATACATCTGAGTCAAGGAAGCTACATCTTGCTCTGGAGGCTGCAAGCCATATTTTGCAGCATAATCACGAAGCTGTCCAGTTGCATCACCATAGGTAATTAAACCTTGACGCAACTGTGCTTCAACACCAGAACGTAAACCACCAAAAGCAAGTTGAGCAGATGAACGCCGCGCTTCTTCTTCCGCTTTTTGTTCTGCACGTTCAGCCGCAGCACGCTGGTCGGCAATGGCTTCCCTTTCTTTTTGATACTTTAAATACTCCTGGAATGAAGTATCCTGTGGAATTTTAGGAGCCTTGTACTTGACTTTCTTTGAACCACCGCCACCCATTGTTTAACTCCTTATACAAATAATTCGTCGACATTTCTTCGTACAATTCTACCAAACATGCCTGACATTGCGCCTTCACGTTGAGCCAGGGCTTCTTTTAATCGCTGTCTGTTTGCGCGTTGACTGGCTTCTTTTGCTTCTGCCGAACCTTCTAAACCAAGACGCTGACGTGCTTCTTGCATACCAAGGGCAAGTTGTTGTTCACCCAGGGGACCGGCTTCAAATCTTTTAGCCGCCATCTGGCGGCCAAAATCAATATCAGGCATCCAGGTACCTTGAGCGACACGAGAACCAATCTCACCGCCCATTTGGAATTTTGCCATGTCTCGCGAAAGCAAGACTTGGTTTTTAAGCTGATCTGCCGCCGCCTTCATTTGGGCGTTGGCGATATTTGCTTGTGTATTGGCAGCGTTCCTGGCACCGATGGCGCCAAAGATACTGGAACCAATACTGGAACCAATCGTTGCTGCCGCCATCCATGGAAATGCCATGCCGCTCCCCTTACTTAAATCAGTAGTTGTGTTCCAGGCCTCTGGTTTAAATCCAACAGAGGCCGTGTTTGACCATGTATACATTTTAAGCCCTTAGGTATTAGAAATACTTTTGCGGGGAATAGTTCATTCCTACAGTTTGATAACCCGGAATGGAGCCGAGATTCCTGGCACCTTGAAGGGTAATGTCTGCAATGCTTTGTGCACCTTGAGCGTAGATTGCAGCGGGAAGAGCATACGCTGACATTATTGTTTTTGGCAGCTCATACAGCTGCTTATACAGTAAAGCCTTCTGTGTACTTTCTTCTCCTAGTTTTTGACGTTCAGCTGCTTCTTTACGTTTCAAATCAAAAATGTAATCAAGCCTTCGCTTATCGTCGGCCCACTGTTCATCGGGATTGATAGTAGGCAATAATTTTTCTAGAGTGTAAGCATTATCAGGATTGACACCCGATGGAACAACAAACGGCTTTGGCTCTGGCGCTACAGCCGGAGAAGCAGGTGGAATACCAGAAGGATTCCACATCCCTAAATTTAAGCCACGAATGAAATTATTATCAGTCATGATTAGAACGAAATATTAGGAGCAGAGAGAGTGGCACCTAAATATGGATTCTGGCTAATTGCAGTACGTAATGTTTCACCTGTTTGAGCTTGTGCGCCCTGAGCTAACTTAAACATACCAGCAGTACGTCCCATCTGCTGATAAGCTGCTGTTTGAGAAGCTAGCATGGCTTGTGCATTGACCAGCTGACCACGCTGAATGCGTTCTAAAATTGGAAGATTAGCTTGAGCACGCAGCTGTTCATCTTGCCGGGCATCAGCCATGAACTGACGGTTGATCTGAAGATCTTGATCAGCTCTAGATTTGGAGGCCCTTAATTCATAAGCAAGATCTCGATTACGTAAGTTTTCAAGTTGTCCTGCTTGGTTAAGTGGAATGTTGGTGCCGGGGATATAGAGAGGTGCTGCCCCTGGTTCATCGGCTTTTGCTTTAACAGCTCCCGTGATACCACCTGCAACAGATCCCCCAAGCAAGCTGCCTGCCAGAGGGATGCCAACCCTTGCCAGCATCCCCAGGCCTCCAGGGGCAGCCATCGCTCCTCGGAACATAGCTGAAGCTACTGCACCTCCTGCAAGGGCTCCACCGCCTTCTACAACTGCACCGAGAGGATTGCCTTGTTGTAACTGCTGAGTAGCAACTAGACCAGCGGTACCAAGACCCGCAATACGGGCTAATGGTGCACGCTCAATAGAAGCACGTGCGGCTGGTACTTGTTCTTTGATGCGTTCGCGAACTCCACGGACGCGGTTCATTGCTCGCTCAAACCAATCAGGGCTAGTTGACGGAGCACCTCCTGCCGCTGTAGGTGCAGCCTGGGCTGTATCATCTAACCATGGAGTAGCTGCACGAGAAGCCATCTAACTAATCTATTCTTTATATCTTAAATTTTATCAGGAGTGATGTTTTGATACTCTTGCACTGTTGGTAATTTTGGCCGATTAGCAGAAGCAATAACTTCGTTGGTGACGTTACCAGCTCCCACGCCAGCGAGAGAGCCAGCCAAGCCGCCAACAAGTGCACGTACACCTTTTTGTCGTGGATTAGTAGCAGTACGTGCAGCAACATTTGCAGCAAGAGTTCCAGCAGCAAAACCACCGACCATCGGTGCGTTAACTGGGTAACCAAGCATTCTGATTTCAGGATTACCCTGCAAGTTTTCCATTGTTCCTTTAACGATACCAAGACCAAGTAATCCTTTGTCCTGGTACAAAAAGTTCATGTAATTAGAATAGCGCTCAGGAGTAAGATCTGGAATTTCTTGTTTAGCTGTTGCGTATTTAAGAGGATCACCCGTACGCCCAAGAAAGAAACGTTCAAACATCTCCTGAACAGGCTGAGCAGTCTGCCTGCGATCTTCTGCGCCCTTAGGTGAATAACTTTGAGTATAACCTTGAGGACGAAACTGCTCTTCTGGATTTGTAATGTCATACGTACCAGCTGAAGCAATGGCTGGAGTGGCAATTCCCAACATGACAGCAGCACGCATCGTTGGCGATTTGAGAACTTTACTGTTCACTCCCATTTCAGCGCCGCGCTGTGCGATGGCAAGAGGATGGTTCCATCTCCACCAATACGTACGGGTTCCGTCATTAGCAACATCAATTAAAGCCCTGGAAGTATAAGCACCAAGAAATTGTGCAGGTGTTTGACGAGCACTAATACCTGCTTCTTTTAATTCTTTTTTGAACTGAGGGCCAAGAATGCTTTGACCATAGCCGATACCTTCAACAGGTGCAGCATGCATGTGTTGGCGGATTAAATCAAGTTGAATTTCATCAGCTGTTTGAAAGCCTTGTTTAAAAGCAGATGCAACTTGTTGAGCTTTTTGAAAAATATTCATGATTTTATTCTGCAATACGAATCATTTCCAGCATTTCCGGAGGAAGTGTAATACCTGGATAATGAAAGGTATGCTCGATACCTTGCATTTGGAACTGAGTGCCAGGGGATAAAGCTTGTGTGGAGAGCTGATTAAGATCTTGGCGTTGCTTAGCTTGTTGATAAATCTGTTGCTCTTGCGAAATCTGAGTAGGTTCAACCACTTGATTTTGTGGATATAGAGCACCTTTTGTAACCATGTCAACTAAAGGTGCGGAGGCAAGACTGGCAGCAAAATTAACACCGCCCTCAAGAGCTGAAGGAGCATAAGGAATTTCTTTGGTAATGCGTTTACCTTCTTTTGTCACAATATTAGCAACACCACCTGGCGTGCCTGGAGCAATCTTTCTTGCCAGACCAACTAAAGGATAGTTGAGCAGAAAATCACCTGCAGCATAAGCAGCGCCAGCAACAGGGCCACCTGTTAATGTACCCAAAAGAAAATTAACGCCCGCACCAGGAAGTGCTGATACAGCTGCCTGCTTAGAAGTTTGACTGGCTAAATATTTTCCTAATGTACCTAACATTGTTTTGCTGCCGTGGTTTTATTCTAAGGCAACAAAATTAATCGATACTATTTGTGGTATCGTTTTTGCTAATTGTTTCCTCACCTTGCTTTTGTTCTTGTTGAACTTTATCCTTGAAGGAAGAAGCCTGTGACAGAAGGTCAGCAACACTTGTCTTACCTTCCGCCTCGTTCTCAGCCTGTCGTTCTGCTTTTGCCATCAGGTATCCATTTGGATCTGGATTCTTAAGTCGAGGCATTGGATTTTTAGCTGCTTTACCTGGATTTAAAGTAGGACTTAATTTGTAGGCTTCAATCCACATGGGATTGAAATCAGGTTGTTGTTGAGGACGTTTTGTGGTCAAGGGGCGCCCTTCATTAAAATCGTAATCTTGCGGACGGTTAAAACGACCTAGTCCTTCAAACAACTCGTAGGATGAGTTGACTTCTTTGTTGTCATCAAAAAAAGGAGAATTTCCAATAAAGTTTAGATCAGGATTCAAAGTGCGTTTGCGTGTCATTGCACGCTTTAATAAATCCTTCTGATCAAACCTTGATGGGTTCCAGGGATAATCCCCAGTTTCCGGTTTTGCTTTAAACAGATCGTTGAAGTCAAGTTTCTTTGACTTAGGTGTGGAACGATTAAACGGGTTTGTAACGTAACGTCCTAAGTCAAGACGAGCATCTTTTGCCATTAGCTTTCAGTTTTCTTTTTGGTATGCAAACCAACCAGTGTTTTGCGTAACTGTGCTTGTTTTACAGTACGTTCATCATAATCATCTGGATTAGACAAAACATTTTCCTGTAACTGAGCAGAAGTAATACCTTTACGTTTGGCTTTAGCCGTAAAGGCACCTTCTTTCATGTCCATGCCTTGGATCCACTTTTTGTCTTTCTTTTTTTCCTTGTCTTCAGCCATGATGCAAAATTTTGTTTTTTAATTTTATCAAGGTTGAGATTAATACGTACGGATAGGACCGCCACGGCGGTATGCAGAACGCATTAAATCATTTCTCCAATCCTCTGCACCTGGGTCAATACCATACCGTGGAATATTGGTAACTACACTGGTTCCATATCCTGGCACAGTCACCAGTTTATCCATCCTGGGATAGGCAATTTTTTGACCTTGAGTGGTAACTTGAATAACAGGAATACCACCTGCACCTTGTACAATTTGTTCAGTCATACCGCCAATACGAGAAAGACCTGGTGACTGTGTCAAAGAACCAATAGGCGCAGGCTCCATTTTAGTAACAAATTGTTTTTCAGCGTACAGAGGAAAATATTTTGATTTTTTTCCACGACGAGTTAAATCAATACTGGCAGAAGGTGCACCAATATCACGACGGATTCCAGTGCTTGCTCCTTCTGGTGGAACAACAACTACTGTACCCCCAGCCATTTCTCCAATGAACGGACTACGGGGAACAGGCACGCTGCGACCAGGTTGATATTGCGCATAATTAGTACGCTTACTCGCTTCTAAGCCAGGGAGGCCCAGGTTTGGCATGCGTGGCCCCTGAACAGAAGGTGCTGCTGGTCCATAAGGACTACCAGGTGTCACATAAATTCCTGGAGAACGTGCTGACTTCTGCTGCAGACCACCAGCAATGGCATCCTGTAAGAAGTCCTGTGCGTTTTGTTCAACCTGTGCGGAAATAGCACGGTTAGCTGGGGTACCAGCAACGTTGTAAACAGTGCCCAGAACATCAGGATTATCTTGAGTTAAATAACGACCTGTGGAAGTCCTGATCGAGCCTGTGATAGGAGGGGTTGCAATAACGGTATTTGCCTTACTTTTACCTGTAAAGATGACTGGCCCAGCTGCTTCGGCTGCTGCACCGGTGTAAACATCAGAAGCACTAACTACAGGCCCCATAAGTTGAAGCTTCTGTTGAGGCGTTAGTTTCTTAACCTCCTCTGGATCCATGTCAGTTACAAAACCAAGCCTCATCCCTTGAACAGAAGGAAAGACAGGGATCGGTTCGGAAGGTTCAACCTCCATACCTCGCCGTAAGGTTTCCATTGCACGCGCAACATCTTGTTGTGGGCCAGGAGCAAGAGTGGGTCTTGGATTACGCATTTCTTGCAGAACCCGTTGTGATGCGTCAACCGATGCGCGGGCACGATCTAAAGCATCAAGTTGTAGACGAGTGGGCTCTGGGTTCTTCAGTGCTCGACCACGCAGCACTTGAGAAGCAAAGCGATAAGTATCCGAATCAATTTGAGAAATTGGTTGGTTGTTTGCACGGGCCTGCTGGCCTTGTGCAACAAGGTAAGTTAGATCTTCATCAGAAGCAGAACTAAGTTTATTCAGAAGGCGTGCACGTTCTGCAAATTGTTTACCTTGGGCCAGCCGAGTTTTTAGGCCTGTATCCGCAGATGCATAAGCACCGGCTGCATCCTGGTAGACAATGTCCCCAGTAGCGTTAATCTTGCCGCCACGAAGGGCGCCGCCTTGCATATTTGCATCAATAGGGGAAGACTCGCCAAGAAGCAACGACTCCAGATCTTCGCCAGATGAATCTGCCTGTGAAGCAAGTAGCTCAGCACGCTGACGAGCGTTATCGACCATCTTCAGTTCAGGATTAACTTCTTCTCGATACTTTTGATTGAACTGTTTGGCAAAATCTTCTGGAGAAAGTTGTTGCATTGCTGGAGCAACTTCGCCGCGCACTTCGGCAAGGATTTGCTCTGCTTGGCTTTGCAGCGCTTGTGCACGTTTAATACGGTCTTGAACTTGTAATGCTTGACGCCTGTTTTCAGCCGAGTAATCAAAATCGGTATCAACCTCAAGACCACGAAGATAATCTTGTGCTTCACGAAAGATCTCGTTTTCGTTTTCTTCTTGACTGAGTGCTCTGGGAGTTATGCGAACAGTTTGTTTATTTTTTAGATCCAGTACATTTAAGCCTTCAGTTTGATCAACAGGTAAGCCATCGGGAAGCTGAGAAGCCACTTGATCAATTGGAGCATCTTGCTCCATGTTTTCTAAGCGACTGCGCTCAGCCATTTCCTCCAGCAGTTCAATTTGACTTAAGTCGAGATCTTCGTTTGACTGAAGACGTTGCATGGTACGGCCGGTTTGTTGATCTTCGCCAGATTCGACAGCATTGATAAATTGATCTTGCTGAAGAGGTGCAGTAGATTCTTGTACAGATGTGAGATCTGTTGGTGCTAAAGATCCCGTGCTTTCAACGTATTGACGTGGGGAAAAACCACGGACAGCGTCGATTGCTTTAGCTGCTTCTTGTTCTATACCAGATGCACTTTGACTGAATTCTTTAAATGTTCCAGGAGTGCGATCAATTGGTAGATCTGTCTTTTGACCTCGTAATTCTGGGCGTAAGCTGATGTATAGTTCAGCAAAAGATGCAGGACTTCTACCTCGCCTAAACATCTCACCAGTATTTGGATCCGTAATCAAAACATCTTCTTGATGCCCCCCTTTTGGTCGGTAAACAAGCGGAAGTTCAGACTCCGGTTTGGAAGCAACAGCCGAATAAACCTGACGACGCTCCTCTTCCGTTGGTGCACCAGGCTGAGCAACAGTACGTGATAAATCTGCTGTACGTACACCAGGCATCCTTTCGGATCGTGCCTGACGAGTAAACTCATCTACCTGTTGACGACGAACAACTTCTTGAGGAACAGACGCAGCTTGGCGAACCGTAGCTTCAACGCTGGGAGGAACAGCAGATTTTGGAGGAGAACTAAGTTTTGGCCCAGCAAAGAAACGACGTGCTCCATAAAGGCCGCCAGCAAGGATGCCAGCACCTAAAGAAACCTTACCTAACGTATCAAGCAAAGAGTCAGGCTCAGGTTGAGCCTGTTGATTCTGTTTTAAACGCTCTTGTTCGTAAGCAGCTGCAAGAAGTAAAGGATCCATATGAGTTTTATTGCTGTTATCTGTTAACCGGTAGTTCTTTCAACATTCTATTGTTGACAAATCCAAGGGAAACAGGGTTTATTATTAGAGAATAACGAACTAAAGCAAGAAATGGACGCTGGTACCAGGCAAAAACGAGTTGAAGCCCTGGAAGCCATTAAAAATAAGGCTTTAGACATGGCAAAAAGCGGACAAGACTCCCTGGAAGTGCGTGATTTTGTAGCTACTGCTAAAAAAGAATTAGCTTATGAGCTACCAGATGAAGATTCGTTCAAAAAAGCAATGAATGTAACGCTTGCTTATAAACGAAAGAAAGAAGGTTGATGCTTAAAACCAAAAAAAGACCATAACCGGGGCTATTACCCCGGTTTTTTGGTATCAAAACTTGGGTAAAACAAGAAAATACCGTACAAAGATTTTGTTTTACTTGAAAAACAAACCCGTATAGACCCCAAATAGGGGAAAAAATTATCTGAGCCTTCTTCAACACCCTACGCGAAACGGATTACGTATAGAAAAAAAAGAAAGGTGTGATGGGTAGCGAACATAGTGAGCGTAGAAGAAGCGAGGGAAGCATAACATTTACTCTCGGAATGTAGCGAATGATACATAACGAGAAGATGAATGTAACACCGAGCGATTTAACCCCGCGCAGCGGGTGATATTACACCTGTTTTGATACGAATTCGTATCGTGTATGGGTTTGGGGCGCCCCGCGTCATCCTTTAGGTCAGACAAGACAGTGACTGATTATACCTTTGGTCAAGCTGGACCTTAAACGTAGCGCACTTAACTCCATCGCATTCGATTCATCATGGACATTTTCTGCACTGTTGCAACAAAGCAGGCCACGTACTGCTTTGTTGTTAACAAGGAAGTAGGCATGGCGCGCATCACCAAACTGGTCCGCAAGGGTCAGAGGGGTTATGACTGCAGTACCACAATGTCAGTACAGAACGCACGCAAGTTCGTGCGTCAACTCCAGGCCAGGTGAGTGATAGCTCCCAAGCCAGGTGCAATGCCTGGCTCTGGTCATTGCCTCCAGCGGAGATAGGCACCGCACACCAAGTTCAACATGTTTACACGTAACATGCTCATCACAGCGTTCAGCATAACGCTCAGCTTCTCCTTCGTGGTGGGAGAGTTTATGCTCAGCCAACTAGATAAGGCTACTGCGAAGCAGTGCCGAACCCACGATTGGCCAGCCCAAGCCCATCAGATCCACATGGACTGGTGCGCAGACAACAACTATCCAACTAACTGATCCGTTAAAGCGGGTTGGGAGGTGCAAACCCTCCCACAGTTATTGCCACAATCCCGTGGCATTTACTCAACTCAACTCAACATGAACAAGCTTTCCGCTTTCGCCCTTGGTTTTGCAATTCCTCTGGGCTTCCTTGCCCAGAATGCAATCAACCATCTGGACAAGGCTACTGCGCAGCAGTGCCGAACTCATGATTGGCCCGTGGAGGCCAAGACTATTCACGTTGACTGGTGCCGTGATAACGGTTATCCAGTCGAGTGATTCCTGTATCAAGAGCCTTGGGTTACCAGGGCTTTTCTTACAGGACTTCACATCCTGTTTACTCAACCCTCTACTTCAGTTCAATGGAGAAGATCAATCCTTGTCTTACGGTTATCCTTGGTTCTGGTGTAGGTTTACTGCTGGCTGTGTTCGCCAACAAGATGGTGAATGCACACCAGCAGCACACTTGTATTGATAAGCCTACACATCAGCTTATTTACATCAATCACCATTTGTTTGGTGAAAAGTTTTACTGTGTCAATAAGCTTTATCTCTGATTTCTGCACTTAACCCTTCCGTTTGATACGAATTCGTATCGGACGGTGGGTTTACTGCAGGACTTCACATCCTGTTAGCTCAATTCAATACCAACTGGAGATCATGACTCCTAAAGCTGTTGAACAACTCCTGACTCAAGACGCCAGACTTCTGGCACGCAGAGATTCTCCTCTGGTTGATCAGGAACTAGAAGCTGAACGCCAAGCGGCACTTGAAATCTTTTTCAAGTGGCAAGATGGCATGGTTCAGTTCCAGGATTTAGAACATTTTGTTGTAGTTCTTCAACGTAAAGTAGATCTCAATCGAGATCTGCTACGTTGGGAGAAACAACACCTGGACTACTGACGTTTGCACTTTCCCCTGGGTAACCAGGGGTTTCTGCAGACCTCAAGTCTGCTACTCACTTCAGCTTAATTTCATGACGCATGCAATGATCTATCAGCCACCGGCTGAGACCAAATACCGCGTTGCGTGGTATGGAGGTGAAAGGCTTTATTTCCAGAAACACTGGAACATGTATGACGTTGACACCGATGCTTCATACATGTATTGGTTAGATCGAGACACACGTATTCTTTGTAGTATTCCCACTCAAATCAAGGATATGCTCCTTGAGATGGAGAACTATTATCACGAAGCTATCATCCTGGAGAAGGAACAACTCCAGGAAATGATCTGACTTCTGCATCAAGCCCTGTCATTGCACAGGGTTTCTTGCAGGACTCAACATCCTGCTTACACCCAACATCTCAGGAGAATCAAATGGTCATCATTGACCAGAATATGATAGATGCTGCACTCAAGCGTCTAGACATCAAACCAGGTGATTACTATCTCTCTTTCACACCAGGTATAGTTCATATGTACTGGTGCGAAACCGTTGAGGGTGCACGCAAACACATAGAAGACTGCACTCTCTGTTGCGATGTCCTGATTGCGGACACCTGGCACCCGGTCGAATATCTGCATACAGATACATTTCCTTTGCATCTGAATCATCATTATGTGCAGATGCGTTACATACTGGAGGTAGCATGAAGCACATGTCTCGCATCCGTAAAGGCCAGTACCTTTACCTCGATAGCTACCGCAGAACTACACCACCTCACATTGGGTGCTTGTCATTCATTGCAATGACATTGCTCATGGTAATGACATCTGCAGCCATGGTTGGTGTAGACATTACCAACTTCAAATTCAACATCAAACAACCTCAGAATTATGGCACGACTCATCGGTTTGGTTACTGATGCATCCGGTCGTTATGCCCATGTATGGGCTGACGTAACAAGCTGGCACCATTACGTCCGGCTACTTGAGGATGTAGGCGCAGAGGTGATTGAAAATCAAAGTGCCGACTGGGACGGATGTACCAGGGAGGAGATTGCTTCTGATTGCTTGTCGATCAAGCAGCTCCTGGAAGACACTGACTTCATGCCCCACTCGATCCAGTAGCCCCCTGGATCCCCCACCTCTAAAGCCTTAACGTAACCACACACACTACGGCTAGGGCTTGCGCTTTCGCAGGCCCTAGCTACACTTCACCTGACTTCAGCAATTCTCATGGAAGCCCTCAGTCAACTTGATGTACAAAATCCTGACCATGTCTCTGTTATTACAAGAGATGGTCGAGTGACAATCTCTGTTGTCAAAGAAGGAACCTCAGTGACGCTGGGATTCCAGATCAAGAATTCCATATTCAATACGTCCCCTTTACTCCCCCCTACCACCAGTTCCAGTGGAGGTAAGCCGACTGGGACTACCCACTTCCGGTACAGTGGTCCTACTCCGAAGCTGAGCGAAGATCAGGTTCGTGAGATCAAACTGATGTTGGCAGATGATTCAATCATGAACAACTTCAGGTGTAGAACTCATGCATACCAAGAGATTGGTAAGGCATACCAGATTACTGGCTGTGCTGTATCCAATATCCATCGTGGTATCGCATGGAAACATGTAACGGTATAAGACTTAAGTTATCTAAGTTATTAGGGGGCTGCGCATCACATCATAGATGTGCATACCATATAGGTACCAGGGGGCTGCGCATCCTATAAACGCAGAACACTGCTGTACTATGTACGCAGACCGCACACTCACTCAATCTCAAATCAACCATGAGAGATCCAAGCTTCATTGATGAGCAACGCAATGCTGATTACCTCGATGCCATGGCTGATCGTGTATACGAATTAGAAGAAGCCATGCGCGAGGCAGAACAAGACGGTTGGACAGGCGTCTTCAATGATGAGATATCAAATGAAGAACGCTACGCATGTGACCACTACAACGAGAGGTATGCTCATGACTACCATGACTGAAACCAAGAATGTATGGGATGAAGATCCAATCATCCTGTGCATTGTCTTCATCTCAATCGCAATCACACTCATTGGAGACTGCATCAAATGTTTAATGACCATTCATTTGCCAAAAGCCAAGCAGCTCGTCGCTGGATCCAGCAATACGACCTTCACACCCAGTGGGAAGGACGAGAACCAACCACCATCTGTCTCCACGAATGCACCAGCAGGTACGGTGGACCAGAAGAAGGTGGGTGGTACTACCAAGAAGGTTGGCCCCTCAAAACAATCTGCGTCTTCTCCAAGAAGCAAGCCATCCGCGAAGCAATCAAGCTCGAAGCAGAAACAACAGAAGCTTACGGACCACAGCGTGACAACCTCGGTTGGGACGCATGGTCTGTTACCTTCTCCAACGAGTACGCCCAGCCGTACCCGCAAGAGCGTCCTCACTATTGCTAAAGAACTCAATGTCTAAACTGGTGATTCCAGAGATTGATCCAAAGATCACACTCACAATCAACCAACGAAACTTGTGGTTCTACTTCCTCAACCACAAGAGGAAGAACAAGAATTCACCTTGTTTTGTACCAAAGATTCCTTCTCAACAAACAAGGTTACATCATTATCTAAGGGCATTGGAACGCCTGGAAGAACATGGATTACTGCGAGTAGATCGAAGCAGCCGTCACTACACAGGCTGGATCATGCTTGATCCTACATAAACACAAAGTATTCAAATTTACATTATGGTTCAACTGATGTGCAGTTCAATCATATGCCTAAGCCAATACCTTGGTTTAGGTACTGTCCTTTATGTGTCAGATCAAGCTGTTGTTTATCAAACACAACAGCACACGTACCAATGCACTAAATACAATCAACTCTATAAATGTACCAAAGATCAAGGCCTATACCAATAGGGATTTGATTGTTGGTAATTATATACAGCTTCATCTCTTAACTGTTGTCCAAGACTAAGAGGAGACTGAACATCATATCGGTCTCCTCCATATCCAAGTACAGACTGACTTGGTTTTATATCTGTTGGATTGCCACCAAACTTAAACAGTAATTGAGCAGAGGGATCTCTTGCTCCAATTCCTATACCAAAGTTTTTACCCATCAACTCTAGTTGTCCAGAACTTGGGTTTAAACTTACGGTTCCCGTATCATCTTTAAACTGTAAAGCACCACGGTTAAGTACAGATTGAAATACATTTCCTAATTGCTGTACTTCTTGTGGTGCAAACCGATTATTAAACTGTGCATCATATAACGCACTCTCAACGCCTGGCTTCCAGGCACCTGCTAATCTTTGACCAAAGTTTGGCATGGAATCAACCCTGTTATAACAAGTTTAATCCATCCAACATATAAGTTTTCTTAATATAACGGTAGCATCATTCGCTATTCGCGAATGGAGAATGCACTATTTATTACCTACAACACTCTGCACGACAGTGCCAGGATCTAATCCTAGATTCATGGCAGCAGGTATTAGCCTTGCAACCAATTCGCTTTCTGGATCTCCTGCAGCTAATTGCTTGCCAGGTGCGTAGCTTTTAGCTAAAGCAATCACGTCAGAAACAGTTGCTTGCTTACTGTATTTACCTGCTAATTCCATGTGATAAACGTATTTCAATCATTATAAGATCCAAGGTATTGCCAGATAACTACTGGCCTACCCCCCAAACCCCCCGAGCAAGTACCAGGAACACACTTATATATCTATTAGATACCAACCATTCATTCCACACACCAACCATGAATCAACAACAGAAGTCCCCAGAGATTACATGGACTAACAATGAGTACCATCAACTCAATCTCATTGTTCAACAACTACACGCAGTCATTAATCGTGAGGACAAACGTCACATGATGGATCAACATCTCACCTGCAATACACACAATGCAATAGAAGAAGCTATTGCAATCTTGGAAGGTGAGATTGACTATGATCCAACGCCTAATGAACCAGGTGAACCACCTATGACTGCTGGCGAAATGCACACTGCTGCATGGCAACAGCATCAAGAACTACACAACTGAAACTCACCACAATCAACATAACGAAACATTAAGAGAATCTGTAGATCTACCCTGGACTTGACATCCGGGGTAGACTGACCAGGTCTTAAGTCAACTTTCAACTTAACTACAATCACACATCAAATGTCTGACGAACTTCGCATTCCTGATTCCATTGACCAGCAACGGCTGGCTGCGATGCGACTTGTTGCACGCATGAAAGAATCAGCAGATAAGAATGGTATTGGTTTCATCGGGGGATTTATCTCCCCCGATGGACAAAAGTTTGTAATGACAAATATGGAAGATGATGAGTTTCAACAACTCCTGCCTGATGAACTCCAATGAAAGAAGTTACTTACAAAGAGATCATCGTAATTGATGGTCGTGAATACTATGTATCTACACATGAGTACACTTATGTAATTAATCAACTGATTAGAGACAGTATTATCTCTGATAACAATCAAGACATCATTAACCACATTATAGATGACATAACAAATGACAACTAATGCTCAGGAAGAACTAATCATGGAAGTTATTGAAGCATTCGACTTTATTAAAGTCCATGCTGCAATGACGGCTCTTGACTGGTGCTGGCAAACAACCGCAGGGAAGGGGCTGGAACTTCCATCCATACCAAGATTAAAAGCAGCTGCTGCACGCTTAATGCGTGAAGCAGTTAAAGTCGCAAAAGAAGTTGGCGACTACGGATCAATTGGTAGTGGTGGGTTCCAGGCTAGTTACCATCCAGCAACAGACAAAGAGGAAGAGTATTTTCATCTCAAATTTGTAATTGCTGAGGCATTCAACGACTATGACTGAAGATCACCCGATCACCCCACCGCAGTGGCTATCCAATGCCTGGCGCAAACTGGCGTTGGCTACAGGCAAGGATCCATTGTGGGCGTCAGACACTTACAGGCAACGCGCTGACACACGCGCATACCTCCTTGCCATCGCCACCGAGCTGGAGAGTTTCAATGGCTGAAAAACACTCGACACTACAAGAAGACAGGCTATTTGAAATCAGGTACTTCGATAAACGAATGCCTGATACCTTGCGCATTCAAAACCATGAGTCAATGCAATTAGCTATTGCGGTTGCAAATCTATTGATTGCTAATGGTCATTACGAAATCATCTCAATTCAAGAAGCTAATGACTGACAAATCACCTATCAACTTTGACAGGACAATTGCTGGGATTAATATCACTGAACGTGGTATTAGATCTTATAGCAAATCATTTAAACTCGGCCCGTTCCAGCTAACGCTTAACGCTCGTTCCTCTGGTGTTAGAGGATCTATCAGTATCCCTGGTACTGGCATCAGTAAGCAGAACATTAAACTGTTCTGATCTACTGGGCATCAACATCTGTTGTGTAAGTCCCAGCGTTCCATCTCAACTCAACACCATGAGTGCAATCATTGACGAGCTGACTTTCTTTGATCGAGTTGCTTTGTGTAACTCTGCTGTACTTAGAGCAAAACAGTACGCAGCCTCTGATGAACAACGCTTCATGAGAGAGTATCAAACGGCACGCATGTGGCATAGCTATCGCTGTGTCATTACTCCCACTATTAAGTACATTGAAAGGTACTGATGACTAAAGTTCTTGCGATCGAACAAACTACTATCGAAGAAGATCATGTCACAGTTGAAGCAATTGTTGACCAGATGCGCTGCATTTACCGGGGTAGCTATTCACACCCCGCTGAATATGCTCCTGCACTTTGCACAGCGTCTTTCTTCATTGGTGATGAATCAATCCCTGTGGATGAAGATGGCTTCTGTAGCTATCTTGATTCAAGGGATCTTGACTGGCAACCCGTTGACACATCAGATTTAGATTAACAAAATCTAAACGTCCTGGACATGACGTTAAACTGTCCACTAAACTCAATTCAACTGCAACCTCGTCATGCAATTCCAACTTCCCTCTGATCTTCAGACTCAGCTCATTGCTTACGACCCATCTCTCAAGAAGCTGGCACGAGAACAAAAACCTAAATCAACTAAGGTCAAGTATCCTATTGGCTTGCCACCTGTCTTGATACCCGAAGAGATCGTACGTTCTTCATTGTACGAAAATGCTATTGATGAGATCAATAGAGGCAGAGCAGCTGAACGCTTCCATGAGTTCCGCAATCCTGTTGGTACTATTCCCAATGTGGAATATATTACCCATGCAGTGATCTATCACTGGGAAGGATTGTGGGTAGCTGCCTGGCTGCCACCTAAAGATAAAGCATCTGAGTATATCTATGGCCTTACATATTGCTATAAAGATATTGCATCAACGCGTAATAAGCTTCCTCATAATGTCGCACGTGATACTACCTTTGAATCTAAAACAGTTGGTCGTAGTAATTACATGATTAAAACTAGGTACGTCACCAAGCAAGACATCATGCAAGGTGATGATACTCGTCATTGGTTTATATGTAATGCCTGGGGCCAAAAAGGTATGCGAATGGGAGATGCTGTTCGTCGTTTTGAGAATTCATTACGCAATTCAATTCCTGTTTGGGCAGATGCCACCAACATCTTTGCGCGAATTCGGGAAGGTAATAGCCTTTATCAAATTCTATTTAATCTTATTAGTAAGCCATTCAAAGAACGTTACTTTGAGTTTTGCCTAGAGAAATACAACATGACTGAAGATACATGGCAACTGAATGCCAATACATTCCTGCTGCTTGCTGAAGTCTGTGCTGATAGAAGTATTGATATCTATACAGGTATTAGCTTGAATGTTTCTTCAAGAGTTAATAACATTCTCAACAAGCCATTCTTTCGTAAGTGGATTCAGTCTCAATGCGATATTACAAATCAAGTCTTTAATGACCCGACAAATACTCTTCGTAGAAAAGTATCAGCTTCAATCAGACGTATCTTCCATCTTGTTGACATGCTTTCCGTCATCTCTAACATCTGGCCTGATGCACCTATTGATTATTATCAAAACAACCTTGATGCTTTGATTTCTATCCGATCAATTCATTATCCCAGCATAGAACCAGCACGTCTGTGGTTGCGTGAACATATGCCTGTTGCTTCTTTCTTCCAGATTCTTAGTAAATACTACAAAGAATCTATGGACGAAATTACTAATAGTCCTGACCGTCACAGATGGACTTGGGATGATGCCATTGATGTTCATCGCTTCCGTTTTAACGCACTAGATGATACTTTCTCTATGCTTGCTCGTATCTATGAACACGGTAAAACTATTGATCCACCCAAGCGTTGGCGCATTGAGGAATTCCATGATCATGTGCAAGCTGAGAACTGGAAGATTCAGAATCCAAATCACTCTCTACCTCAAGATCTATTTCCTCAACCCATTAAGGTTTCACATAACAAAAAGAACTGGTCATTCTTCCAGCCCATTGATACACATCAACTTGGTCAATGGGGCCAGGCTGTACGTAATTGTGTTGGCAATGCTCAACACTATGCAGAAGGCGTACGCAAAAAGAATCACTTCATTGTACTTGCCATGCTTGATGGCAAACCTACATTCACCATTCAGACTCTTGTCAATCATGGTGTAATGTCCGTTCAGCAGATTGTTAAGTACGGCAATGCCAACCTTAATAGTCAAGAACGTGAAGAATACACACAAGCATTTGCTCAAGCATTGCGCATTCGCGATGAGCAGCTAAAATCAGAACGTTAAACACAATAGGACCTGTCTTAGTCTTGTGTTAAGACAGGTCCTTTACTCATGTCTGATTACACTGACGACCAACTCCTCGCCATGGCCATGGCAAACATTGGTGAGTACATCCATTACAATTCACCACAATATGTATTGATCGATGACCCACGTAACGAAGACGACTATGATACGTGGGATTACGGCACTGAGCCGTTGCCACAAGATCACACTTGGCGTTCAACGTCAGTAGAAATTAATTCAATTGAAGTAGAATGACAAAAGATCTTTTGGAACAATCATATCTTTTGTTCCAGGTTTTAGAAAAACTTTGTTGGCAGTTTGCTTACCAGCAAAAACAAGATGAGTACAATCGCTGCCTGCATTTGAAACACAAAGCATTAAATAGATATGAACGGCGTTTTAAAAAGTATAGGCAGGATTGTTAATCCAGGTCCCTCTAATGTAACAAAACAACAGTTGTTTGATGAGCTGTTTGCATAGTCAAAACAACGTTTTGTAATTGATCCTGAAACAATTGTTAGTCGTCAAAACAATGGTGACTTAACTCAGGCTCTACATAAATCACAGCAATTTGCTCAAAGAGCATTGCAACAACAAATTGATTCCGGTGCCTATGAACTAGACAAGATCTTTGGATCCATTGGCATTACATCTAATCTTTCTGAAACACTTAAATACCCAACGACACATTATGTGTTGGAGCCAGGTGTTTATTACAAACGCCAACATAAAATTCCATCTAATCAAGCACGTCCCACTCCATCTTCTCCAGGTGTAATCCAAGAGTTTGTAGGATTTAAAGATACACCAATGATGGATTGGGATGTTGCTGGTCCTTATCATGCTGAACGCAATGCAACAATACGTCACTTAGGTGACGTTGAGGATCGCATTCAAAATTATCTATCACAAAATCCACAATCAACACTCAGGCTTTATCAATCTCCAGGGGGTTATCGTGCTTTTGATTTGACTACAAGACAATCACCAACTGAATACAATCCATCATTTGAATTACTTGATGTTGATCCTGACTATCGCATTATTTCTCAGCAACGCCCTGATGTACTTAAGTATGAAGGCAACATCCCTGTCAATGATACCGAACGTTTTAATGTTCGAATTAATCCAAAAGTTGGAAGAGTTGATTGGGTTGCGCAACCTATTGCAGAAATTCGTGGTACAAAAGCAGTTGTCGATCCAACCAGTGTTCGCCGTGTACAAATGTATCATGATGAACCTATTGCAATGAACTTCTTAACAGGCGCAGCGCAAGCAGCCGGCATTCAAAAAGTTAAAGAGAATCTTCCAACGGGATCTCAATTTTTACAACAACAGATCAGATCGTATCTTGGTTTATGAGTTAAGATGTGACTCATGGGGACATGGCGGAATAGGTAGACGCACCGGACTTAAAATCCGTAGGCCATTGGCTGTGAGAGTTCAAGTCTCTCTGTCCCTACCAACACACTTAACTTCAATCTCATGTCAATCTTTGCTGCTCTCAAGCACATCATTCCTCAGTTCCATGCTTACGCTGACGATGAGAATCGTTATAACGTAGGCGCTACATGGACTGGTACCGACAACCTTCAGGACTACCACAACATCGAGTTCAGGTACGTCCATAACTCTGAGCGGCTTGCCCTCCAGGGGGAGCCTCAGCCTGATGGCAGCTGGCGTTATGTCGCACCCAACGGCTCTGTCCATACCATGTCTGCTGAACGTGCCAGGCACTTCATGGAGCAGACCCATCAGCATGCAACCATTATGTGCGACATGATTGATAAGCTGCGCAAATCAGGCGCTCTTGATCCAACCGTAGACACTGAAGCCCAGCCTGCTTAATATAGTACGTCATCAATGGCCCTGGTTTTACCAGGGTCTATATCATGTCTGATGCTTCAGTAGTTGACTCTGATCTTGTTGATCAAATTGTCTCACACATTCCTGATTGGACCTGGGATGCAGTTAAGACTTGTATCATCAATAACATTGTTGATAACATGCCATGTGCTGTTCTTGAACGTCTAACCAATGATCCTTGTGGATTTGATAGAGCAGAAGAAATTCTGACTGATTATTACACAAAGGAGAATTATCGCACAGAGTTAATTACTGATTCAATCAAGATACTTGGTATTGAATATACAGTTAACCTATTGGATTCACTTGATCTTCAACGTTTTCAAAAACCAGTATGAGGTGTCGTTATTGCAATAGCAAAAACACACGTGTCATTTGCACCGATCATTTCCCTAAATTCACCAAGAGGTATTGTCGATGTCTTGATTGCAATTTAAAGTATCGAACCATTGAACATTATGAAAATCAAAAACCAGGTCCTGCTAAAGGTATCCAAAAACCTGGCATTATTGTTCGTGGTCAAGATCATCCATCTGCTGTATTTAAAGACGAAGACATTCGCATGATTCGTTTGTTGCGTGCAGAAGGTCATACTCTGCAAGCAATCGCATCTAAATACGGTATTAGTTCTAGTTACACCTCACGCATTGTCAATCGCAAATCCTGGAGTCATGTCTTATGACAACTGATCGTCAGTACATTTTTAAAATAGGTGATCGTGTCGCCGAGCGCCCCAAGCTTCATGGCATTTTTGCTGGCAGCAAACAAGCAAAAGCTATTGCTATTAAGAATCATTCGCAACGTTACGGTACTGTAATTGGTTATGACACCAAGGTGAATAGCCGTGGTTCTCGCATTAAGCTTTTGATTGTTCAGTGGGATCATCTCAAATCACCAATGACGCATGCGCGAAATAGGATTTGTCCTATTACTGAACTCAACAAACTAACTTCTCAAGTTATTGTTCCTGGTGAATGACATGACTGCATCTTTACTTTGGGTAACACCTAACGCTGAGAACATGGTTGTACACATGGCACGTGTCTCAGCACCAAAGAATCAATCAAACATGGACACTGCTCCAAGGTTGCTTCGTTACTTGATTAACAATCAACACTGGAGCCCATACGAAATGGCTAACATGTGTGTTGAAATCAGCACAACACGTTCTATTTCTGCACAGATTATTCGACATCGGTCGTTTAGCTTCCAGGAATTCAGCACTCGTTATGCTGACGTTTCGGAACTTGGGTCATCAGTCATTCCACATCTGCGTAGGCAAGATACCAGGAACAGACAAAACTCTATTGATGATCTTGATCCAGATTTGATTAGTAGTTATTACCGTCGTATCAGTCAACTGTTTGAAGATTCAGAACATCTGTACCGTGAGATGGTAAGTAATGGTGTTGCTAAAGAGTGCGCCAGGAACATTCTTCCTCTCGCTACGCCTACTAGGATGTATATGAACGGAACACTCCGTTCTTGGATTCACTACCTCAAGTTACGTTGTGACAATGGAACCCAGTTGGAACACCGAATCATCGCAGAAAGAATCAAAGAAATTTTCTGTGAAGAATTTCCCATCATCGGAGAAGCTGCCTTCCGAACAGAAGAAACAACCTCCTCAGTCTTGGGATGAAGAATGGGAATCAGAAAATAGAGGTCGTCTCTTTTTTTAATAGCAATTCACCACCTTATTAACTACAAACAATGGCTGACCTCTCCCCCACCGCGCAGGCGGTGCTGGATGCCTACATGAATAACTGCGGCTGGCTAGATGGCCCGCTTGAAAGAGATTATCTCTGTACTGCTGCCGTTCTGCGTGCTGCTGCGGATCAATGCGCCGAAGGTGCAACTCACTGGGCGCTGTACGCCATCGCCGACGAGCTGGAGGGTGCGCAATGACACTCACCAAAAACACTGACAAGCTCCGCCGAGAGGTCGCTGCACACGTTGCAGCGGACTCTATTACTCAACGCATTTACTGGGACGAGAAAAACAGCAAAGGG